CAGGATTTATAATTGGTAGTGCATCTATCAATGAAACAGAATTAGAAATACTAGATGGAGCTACTCTCTCTACTACTGAATTAAATTATGTTGATGGTGTTACTAGTGCTATTCAAACTCAACTTGATAGTAAATCACACATTAATTATAACTTAACTAAGACAGCAAACTATACTGCTGTTGCTGGTGATAAAATATTATGCGATACTTCAGGTGGTGCATTTACAATTACACTTCCTGCCAGTCCAAGTGCTGGTGATGAAGTTCATGTACTTGATGCGACCGCATCTTTTGATTCCAACAACTTGACAATAGATCGCAACTCAAAGAAAATACAAGGAGCTACTGCTGACTTAACCATAACAACTCAAAATACTGGTATTGGTTTAGTATTTTATAATGATACTTATGGTTGGAGAGTCTTAGTTGATGCTTATGATGTTAATGTAACGGAACTATAGTATGAACGAAGTTTATAATTCACAAAACAAAGAGTTATATGTTGATAAAGCTACTCGTAAATTAGTAGTGAAAAAAACACAAGATACAACAAATATACTTAACGATAATAAAATAGCTCGTAATCATAGAGCTGATGAACAACGTGGAGACTTTCAACGTATTGCACAGATACCATTGATTGCTTTACAAATTAAAACAAAAGAATTGTTTGGTCACTCTAATTGGCACAAGTTACACAAAGACGATCAACGGTCTTTAATTAAAAGAATGATTAATAGTAACGAGTTTCAAAACTTTAGAGTGGGAGATAAGAGGTTATAATGGCGTTAAACAATTATGCAAATTTAAAAACAGCAATAGCTAATTTCCTAGCTAGAGATGATTTAACATCTGAGATAGATGATTTTATTGACTTAACAGAAGCTGACTTTAATCGTAGATTAAGAGTTAGAAATATGGAAACAGTAGATGCTGCTTTTACAGTAGACTCAGAAACAGAATCTTTACCTACTGGTTTTTTACAAGTTCGTAGTTTCTTTATAAATACTGGTGGCGGTAAAGAACCTTTAAACTTTTTAACTCCACATCATCAATATGATACTGCTGGTGGTTCACGATCTGGAACACCAAGAGCCTATTCTATTGAGGGAACAAACTTTAGATTTAGTCCTGCTCCTGATACATCATACACTGCAAATCTTGTATTTTATAAAGCATTTGATAGTATTGATGGCACAACCACAACTAATCACATATTAACAAATCATCCTGATGTTTATTTATACGGTGCATTGTATTTTGCATCTACTTTTATTCGTGGAATGGATCCAACAACTATTCAACAATTTAAAGCACAGTATGAAGCTGCTTTACAACAAGTTGAAATGGCTGATGATAAAGACAAATATAACGGAACTCCATTAGTACAAAGATCAGGTATTAACATTAACAATTTAGATAACATAAAATAATGCAAGTACCTTTTGGAGAATGGCTACCTGATTTACCAGATCACGTTAATCCTGGTGCAACACAAGCCTTAAATGTATATCCTGCTATAAGTAGTTATAGACCTTGGAAAGATATTTCAATTACAAGTGGTAATGCTTTAACCGCTAGATCACAAGGAGCTGCATCCTTTAAATCAGATAGTGGTGTTATCTCTATATTTGCTGGTGATGCTACTAAATTATATAAACTAACATCTAACTCTTTTGTTGATGAAAGTGGTGGTACTACATTCTCTACACCTACTGATGGTCATTGGGATTTTATAAAATTTGGTGAGGTTATTATTGCTTTTAATGGTGATGATGCTGCTCAAGCCTGGACATTAGATTCATCATCTGACTTTGCTGCACTTGCAGGATCACCACCTGTATTTAAACACGCTGCTGTTGTGGGTAATTTTGTTGTTACAGGATTTCAACCAACTGCACAAACAACTGTTGCATGGTCTAGTTTTAATAGTCCGACATCTTGGACTGCTGGAACCAATCAATCTGATACAGAAGTTCTACCTGAAGGTGGAGTTATCACTGGAGTTACTGGTGGACAGTATGGATTAATATTTCAAGAGTCTCGTATTACTAGAATGGATTATAGAGGCGGTAATGTTATTTTTTCGTTTAGACGTATTGAAGATAATAGAGGTGCTGTGCAAGGTAAGAATGTAATTAAAGTTGGAAACCTTGTATATTTTTTATCTGAAGATGGTTTTTATGTAACTGATGGTAACACATCCAGACCTATTGGGAATGGTAAAGTAGATCGTTTCTTTTTTAATGATTTAAAATTTGCTAAAAGAGAACGTGTAAGAGCCACTGCTGACAGAGAAAACAAATTAATATGTTGGTCTTATCCATCTAAAACAGGAACTAACTCTGATACTCAAAATGATAAAATACTTGTTTATCATTATGAATCTCAGAGATGGTCATTGGTAGTTATAGACCATGAAATAATTTTGGATTATCAAACACCTGGTTATACATTAGAAGAACTAGATGATTATCCAACATCTGGTGCTAATGATTTAGATGCAATAACTATTTCATTAGATAGTGCATTTTGGTCAGGTGGACTAAGATCATTTGGCGTATTTGGAACAGATCATAAATTAGGAGCTTTCCAAGGTAACTCATTGAAAGCTGAAATAGGTACAGGTGAAACAGAAGTATTTCCAAACAATCGTTCACTAGTTACTCATGTAAGACCAATAATAGATACTGATGATGCTACAGGTTCATTAACTTTTAAAGATAAAGTTGCTGATACTGCATCTACAACAACTGAAAACTCTATGCACTCTACAGGAACAATACCGTTTCATAAGTCTGCACGATATTTTAAATTTAACATACAAGTTCCAGCCAATAAAGATTGGAATGATGCTCAAGGACTTGATGTAGAAGCAATTAAAGAAGGATATAGATAATGTCATTTTTAGATCAATTACAACAATCTACAGGTTTACTTACGGAACAAGTAAAAAATACTCAACCTTTTGGAAGTTACACTCCTACTGCATCTGATTATGTCATGGGTATTCCACAAAATAGATTTGTTGGTAATCAATTTCAAATGCCAACTTTAGGTTTACAACCTGGACAGAATATTCCTGTATTTGGTGGGACTTATACTCCTTCACCATTTGGATCTGCTTATGGAATGTCACCTTATCAAGAAATACCAGCAGTTGGTGTAATGCCTACACCTAGACCAGGTGGTAGAGGACCTGCTGAAGGTGAAGGACCAGCATTAGGAACTGGCGTAGACATTTTAGATAGATTAAGCTATCAAGATCCTCGTTTGAGAGGAATACTTGGTGGTGAATATGAAGGTAGAAACATTGGAGACACTTTTACCTTCAGTCGTGATTTACCATTTGGTCAAGCCTACGATCAGTATGGAAGAAGAAGAAATATAGGTGCAACAATTCCAGGAGCAGTACAAGGTTTAGCAAATTTTGTAACTGGTGGTGGTATAATAGGAAAAACACTCAAAGGTTTATTTGGTTCAGATGAAGATGAGGTTACACCTGAAACTTTAGAGGCATTTAGACAATTAGAACAACGTGGTCTTGATGCCTCAAGACAAGGTTTTAGAAGTGATGTTGCGGCACCAAAAGCTGATGCTAGTACCATAGGTGGCACTGGAGGTAGACGAGGTGGAGCAGGAACAGCCGCTGGAACTGGAGGCACTGGTGCAGGACCAACAGGTACAGGTGGACAATCTCGAAGAGGTGGAGATCGAGGAGGTCGCAGAGGTGGAGGCGGTGGCGGTGGGTCATCACCTAGCGGTGGACCAGCAGGATGTTTTGTTGAAGGCACTGCTGTTCAAATGGCTGATGGTTCTACAAAAGAAATTACAAGTATTCAAATTGGTGAAGAAACTAAAGGTGGAACTGTCCAAGCTAAAATGGAGTTTATGCCACAAAACATTTACAATTACAAAGATGTATTAGTTTCTGGATCACATTGGGTAATAGAAGATAATCAATTTATAGCTGTTGAAGATAGTAAACATGGAGTTCTTACTGATAGAATAGAACCTGTGTATACATTTAAAACTTCAGATAATAGAATATGGATAAATGATATTGAGTTTGGAGATTTTGAAACAGGTACTGATGAAGATTGGGAGCCTCACTTTGAAATGGTTAGGCAAAAACTGAATAAAGAATTAAATGACAAGTATTAGAGACTTAGAATATATCTATCAAGACTTAGATAACCAAGCTAACTTTCAACTAGTCATTGAAGATATTGTAAATCAACTAGTACGCTATCATAATGATGAAAATTATGAAGTAGCTGCTTGGTTCTTTGGAGGTTAATATGATGTGTCGAAACTGCGAACATGAGTGTCATTGTAGCAACAATGGTCAATGTGCTGTATGCAAATGCTCTAACTGCGAACATAATGCTCTTGACGAATTTTGGAAAAGAGTAGATGAGGATAACAAAGAGTAATGGCACATACTTATAAAAATGAATTTTTTGCTTTAGATAGTACAAGTATAACTACAATTTATACAGTACCAAGTAATACAAATGTTATTGTTAAATCAGTACAAATTGCTAGTACACATAACTCAAATGTTTTAGTAAGTTTATCTGTTACAAGTGGAGCAACTACATATACTGTATATAATCATACGGTATCAACAGGTAGCACTGTTAATGGTGTAGAAGGATCTATGGTATTAGAAGCAGGGGATGTTTTAAAAATTACAGCAGCAACAGCTGATGTTATATCAGGGATAGTTTCTTATTTAGCAATTACATGATTGGTGTAGTACAAATACCTAAAGAAAACATAGAAGCAGTTTGGTCTTTAGTTGATGATGCCATCACAAAGGCTTTGAAATATTCTGGAAATCATTTCAATACATCTGATGTCCTAAAAGACTGCATATCTGGTGATAATCAGTTGTGGTTAGTGTGGGATGAAGAAGAAAAAAATAAATTAAAAGGTGTTATGGTTAGTCGGATCATTATAAGACCTAACACAAAAGTAGCCAATATATTCATTTGTACTGGCAAACAAAGAAAACTTTGGCAAGACCGATTGCACGAAGTAGAGAAATGGGCTAAAAGTAATAAGTGTACGCACTTTGAAACTTATGCCAGACCAGGTTGGTCTAAATTATTAAAACAAAAAGGGTATAAAATTACCCATTACTTACTAGAAAAGAAATTGGAGGAATAAGTATGTCAAGTGGCGGTGGAAGTCAAACAACTACACAGAGAACAGAGCCATATTCACCTGCGGAACCGTTTTTAAAAGACATCCTAGGAGAAGCTCAACAACTCTACAGAAGTGGTACAGGTAGACAGTTTTTTCCTGGTAGCACAGTAGTACCGTTTGCACAACAAACTGAGGAAGCTCTTAAATTACAACAGGCGGCTGCATTAGAACAAGCTCAACCATCTGCATTGATGGGTCAAGCTGCTGGTACATTTGGACAGTTTGCTAGACAACCTGTATCTGCTTATACAGGTAGAATGGGTACAGGATTTGGTAGTTCTATGCCAGGCATGACTACACAAGGTTTAGGTACATCTTATGGTCAATTAACACCACAAGCTGATTATTTATCTGATATTCGTTCTGGTATTACCTCAGATGTCATGGGGAGTATTCAATCACAATTTGGTGGTATGGGAAGAACAGGCACAAGTCCTGCGGCTCAACAAGCAGCGGCAAGAGGTGTAGCTCAAGCATACGCACCTATAGCTAGTCAATTAGCTCAAACTGAACGTGGTAGAGAACAACAAGCATTAGAATCACAACTTGGTCGTGTTTATGGCGGTGGTCAAGCAGATTTAGCAAGAAGGCAACAAGCATTAGAAAGTCAACTAGGTAGACAATATGGTGCATCTCAAGCTGATATAGCAAGACAACAACAAGCTATGGAGTCTGCATTTGGTAGACAATTAGCTGGTGCTGGAGCTTTACCTGGATTGCAACAACAAATGGATGTTCGTAGACAACAAGCTATTGGTCAATTAGGTGGAGTTGGATCTGCTCGTGAACAACTAGCACAAAGACAATTACAAGACCAAATAGCAAGATTTCAATTTGGTCAACAAGCACCCATGAATTTATTACAACAATACGCTGGATTAATTAGTCCTATAGCTGCTGGTTATCCAACAGCTGTATCTACTGGACCTGGTACACAATCTGGTGGACTTGGTGGTGCCTTTGGTGGTGCTGTAGCTGGTTCTACACTTGGTATGCCTGGTGCTATCGGTGGTGCTTTATTAGGCGGATTAGGATTTCTATAGGAGTTAATTATGGTACAATTTAAAAACCCACTTACAAATCCACAAGGTTTCTTTTCAAGTCAACCTGGTGGTTTCTTTGCACCCCCTCAAAGAGAAGGATTAGGCGGTTTTCTTAGTGATCCTAGATTAAGTATTGGTATGAATATTGCACAAGGAAAACCTATAGGTCAAGCCTTGTTAGGTGGTGCTATACAAGCAAAACAAATTGAAGAATCTTTTTTTCCTGAAGCAACTGAAAGACAAATTGTCAAAGGTGCTGATGGTTATAATTATTACGTAGATACAGGTGAAAGAGTTTTACCAAGCGTTACACAAGAACCTGAAAAACCATCTGAAAGAGAATTAAGAATAGAAGATATTATGACTACTTTTGGCATAAATAGAGCAGAAGCCTTAAAATACGATAAAGGTTTAATTAAACTAGGTGAAGAAAAGGGTACACCTGTATTAATTGATACAGTATCAGGAACTAAAACGCCTGTTGGTCAAACTATTTCACAAAAACTTAATGACAGTTCTTCTATTTCAACAGTAGGCGAAGATTTAATACAAAAACAAATACCTAATTTTATGGTTACTGCACCTACCGCTGTTGAAAAAGCATACAGCGATTCTACAAGAGATGACGCTATACTGTTAGCTGGTGCTACTGACACAGGTATTGAGGCTGCCAATCAAATTTCGCAAATTCTACAAGCAAAACCAAATTTAGCTGGCGTTTTAGGAACACTTGCTAGAAGTGGAAAAAGTTTATTTGGAACAATAAGTGATTTGCAATCTATAAAAGGAGTTCCAGATGTTTTTAGTGAACAAGCGTTGTCACAATTTGATGATCCAGATATTAGTCGAATAGCAATTTTAGAAGAAAGAGTTGTTAATGCTATGGCTGATACAGCTGCCAAAAAAGGTGGAAGAACACCGACAACAGCTTTAAGAGAAGAACAAAGACAAAAACTAAATCTAACAGGTTTTACTGATTCTGCATCTGTAATCACAAGATTACAAGAGGTTGCAAAAGAATTAAATAAAGACAGTATGCAATTACAAGCTGTTAAAGGTGGTTTTAATACGGAACTTTTTGGAGACAGAGTGAAAGATTATAGTCTTGATCCTGCGTACAATATATTATTTGAACCTACTAGAATACGTCTTAATGCTTCTGATTACACAAATTAAGGTTTTATTATGAACATATTTGAATTTCAACAAGATAATGGACAAATAATAGAATTTGTTGCAGATACACAAGAACAAGCTATTAAAGCGTTTCAAAATTATACCAAACAAAATCTACCAACTGTTACTACTGAAAAACAAAAAGTATTAGATGAGTTTGCTAAAGAAGAAGTAGCAAATCAATCTATTGGACAAGCAGTAAAAGAATCTTTTTACAATAGACCTACTTTTCAAGCAATTGGTGGAGCAGCAGGAATTATACCTTCTGCCATGGCAGGAGCAGCTGTGGGATCTGTTGTTCCTGGTATAGGAAATATCATAGGTGGAATAACAGGTGGAGTTTTAGGTGGTTTAGCTGGTGGTCAAGTTTATGACATAACACAAAGCATAGTCACTGGTAAAACACAAAAACCATCAGAGCAATACAAACAATTAGGTAAAGACTTAAAATCAGAAGTAGCTTATAATTTAGCAGGTGCAGCTATACCTGGAGTAGGTGGTGCAATACGTAGAGGTTTAGGTGGTGCTACTGAATCTGCAAAACAAATATATGAAGCAGGTGTTAGAACTAACGTGCCACAATCATTAGTTACTGCGAGTGAATCAAAATTAGTTTCAGCTTACAATAGAGTTTTAGGTGTATTTCCTCTAACTGGTGGACCAATAAGAACAGAGGCAGCCAAAAGAACAGCATCAATTAACGCTTTAGCTAACGATACTTTAAACGCTTTTGGACCCAACGCTAGTTTAACTGATTTAGGCGTTGATATGACTAACGCAGCTAAAAATAGTTATTCTAAATTTCGTCTTACTTCAAGTTCATTGTATGATGATTTTATAGAAAGCACAAAACAACTAGATGATCCTAAAATTTTTCAACTTAACAATGCTAAAGAAGCTGTAGAACTTATAGAGGCAAGTATTAAAAGTCCTATTGATAGTCCTAGATCAGATTCTGTATTAGATTTTTTAAGAAAAATAAAAGAAATACCTGGTAAGATAGATCCACAAGAATATAGGGCATTACAAGCTGATATTAACTATTTGATGCGTAAAAGTGCTAAAGAAGGTTTAGATACTAAAAGATTACGTGATGTAAAAAAAGCATTAGAAAAAGACTTTAGTATGCCAGTAATTGGTGAAAATATTTTGTCAGTTTCTCCTAGCGGTGCAATTACAAATGAATCTATAGATGCAGTATTACAATCACATAAAATAGCAAATGAATTTTATGCTGAAGGCATGACTAAATTTTCTAGTCCAATTGCTAAAAAATTTCAAAGTGTGGACAAAAATATATTTGGAGCTGGTGCAGAAATAGCTGGAACCATAAACCCAGACGAACTTGCAAAAAAAGTTTTAAAGATAGGTTCACCACAAAGTTTGGCTCAATTAAGAGGCTTAGTTGGTGATAACGTATATAAAAAAAGCGTAGCAAGTATTATGGATGATGCTTTTGCAAAAGCTCAATCTACAAAAAGTACAGATGTTGATTTAAACTTTGATGTAAATACGTTAAAAAAAGAATTAGGATTTATTGGTAAGAAAAAAGAAAATCTTGAAGGTTTAAAAGAATTATTAGAAGGAACAAATATAAGTTATCAACAATTTTCAGATTTTTTAACTGTTGCTCAAGCACATACAGATACTTTTGTACCAAATCTTTCTCAGTTCTTAGCTAGAAGAGTTGGATTAGGTGGTGCAAGATCCTTGTCTGCTGTCGCAGGTGCTGGTGCAGGTGCTGCTGGAATTATGACAGCTCCATTTGCAACTTTAGGTATATTATATACTTCAAGAATGGGATCAAAATTAATTGCAAATCCAAAAAATTTAGAATTAGCAAATACATTGTTAGATTTTAGAAGTCCAAGAATGTTAAAATGGCAAAGTGCCATGAGAGGTATAACTCAATTAATGAGTGACAAAGATATAACAAGTGAAGAAAAAGATGCTTTATCTTTATATAAAGAAGAAATAAAAAAATTAAAACCAACAAGGAGAAATCCTTGAACATAATTAACTAGGAGGAAAATACTATGGCTGGAACAGGCGTAGGTAAATTTAGTTCAACTGCTGGTAACAATACTAGCAACATGACTGTAAACTTTGCAGAGAATATGGCACCAA